CTAAAAACGAAATAATAAATAAGCTATCTGGAAGTAAGATAATATTCAAAGGTATCAAAACATCAAGTGGGGATCAAACTGCAAATCTAAAATCACTTACCAATATATCAACTTGGGTAATGGATGAAGCAGAAGAACTTACAGATGAAAACATATTTGACAAAATAGATCTATCAGTTAGAAACCTAAAAAACAAAAATAGGGTTATACTTATATTAAACCCAGTTACAAAAGAACATTGGATATACAATAGATTCTTCCAGGATAAAGGAATACAAGCTGGTAGTAACACCACAAAAGGCAATACAACGTACATACACACTACTTATTTAGATAATGTAGAAAACCTATCAAAAAGTTATTTAGAGCAAATAGAGAACATTAAAATACGCAGACCGAATAAATACAAGCATCAAATGTTAGGTGGTTGGTTAGAAAAAGCAGAGGGTGTAATATTTACTAATTGGAAGATAGGTGAATTTAAAAAAGTAGGTGTTTCAGTCTTTGGTCAAGATTACGGATTTGCAAATGATGAAAATACATTAGTAGAAACCAATATAGATACTACAAACAAAATAATCTATTTAAAGGAATGTTTTTACTTAAAAGGACTTACTACATCACAAATAGCTGAACTGAACTTAAAACACGCTAAAAACAATTTAATAGTAGCAGATAGTGCTGAACCAAGATTGATTCACGAAATAAAAGCAAAGGGTTGTAATGTTGTTGCATCAATTAAAGGTGCTGGATCTATAACCTATGGAATATCTTTATTACAAGATTATGATTTAGTAATAGAAGAAAACAGTATCAACTTAATTAAAGAACTAAACAACTATTCCTGGTTAGAAAAGAAAAGTAAAACACCACAAGATAAATTCAATCATATTATAGATGGAATACGTTATAGTGTTTCATACCAATTACAAAATCCTAATAGGGGAACTTATTACGTTTCTTAACAATTTTGTTAATAAGGTAATAATATGTATATTTGAAATATGAAATTAACAGAAGAACAATTAGAAATAGTAGAAAACGAAGCGGTTATGTATAAGATTTTTGATCCAAACTATGAATACATAAGCAAAGGACTTTGGAACAAGTATCGTATTGAAGTTAAGGTGTATTACAAAGATGGTGAATTGCACAAGGTAGAAGAAGTTTAAAAGTTATCAATAATTTTGTTTATAACTAAAAAAGTTATATATTGCACCTATGAAAACAGAACTAACAGAAATACAAGACCAACTGCATATCTATATGTATTCTAACAGTCAAGAGGAAATAGATCGTGCAGAAGTGTATTTAAAAAAAATCCATAAGAAATATGGTACAGTAGATGTAGTACAAATTAAAAACATAATCAAATGAACAAACAAAGTAATTCAGCAAAAGCTGGTAAACAATTCAAGAAATTTACAAAGTATTTAATAATCTTTGCGTTAATCTATTTTTTAGGTAGAATATTAGCATCAGTAATACTATCAGTATAATGTGGGATGATTTTTTAAACCCACACGAACAAGCAGAATATGAATGTAGCGAATGTGGTGCTGCAATGCAAACCGATAAAGGTGTATGTTCTGGAACTTGCCACGAAGCAAGTATGATTTAGGTTAGTAGTTTTTTTATGAAAGGAAAGGGCAGTCAGAAATGGCTGCTTTTTTTTTATTATATTTACTACTATAAAATAGTTAAATAAATACGTTATATAGATATGAATATAAATATTGAAATACCCACAAAGTTATCTGATATTACTTTAGGTCAATACAAAAGGTTTCTAAATATACAAAAGCAAACAGAGGAATCACATTTTTTAAATGCTAAAGCTATTGAAATATTTTGTGATATTGAACTGAAAAACGTTATGCGTTTAAAGATGGCAGACTTTGATAAAATTACAAGCAAGATCAATTCATTGTTTGAACAAAAACCAAAGCTGGTACAAAGGTTTAAAATTGATAGTGTTGAGTATGGGTTTCATCCACAGTTAGATGAATTAACATTAGGTGAATATATTGATGTAGATACTTACATTGCAGATTGGGAAAATATGGAAAAGACAATGAATGTTCTATACAGACCAATAGAAAACAAATTAAAAGATAGGTACTCAATAAAAGAATACAATGTTGATACAAGCGAAAATTTATTGGATATGCCAATGGATGCAGTTTTGTCATCAATTTTTTTTTTGTGGAATTTAGGGATAGACTTGTCGAAAACTATTCTGAACTATTCGGAAATGGGGGAGGAAATGAACTTAACGCATCAGCAAATTTTAGCAGAAAATGGGGATGGTATCAGTCAATATACACACTCGCTAATGGAGATATTACAAGACTTGAAAATATCACCAAATTAGAAGTACATAAATGTTTTATGATGTTATCATTTGTAAAGGAAAAAAACGAAATAGAATCGCAACAAATTAAAAGTAAATTCAAAAGATGAGCAATCAAGGAATAAGAGGTTTTTATCAATTAACCGAAACTATAAAAGAACAACTACTTGCAGATGTAAACATCAATACTGTTTCAACTGGTGATGTTTCAAAATTGAATTTAAACAAACAAGATATATTTCCTTTAGGTCATTTAATAGTAAACAATGTAGTAGCAGAGGAACAAGTATTAAGATTTAACATTACAGTAATTGCTTGTGATATTGTAGATCAATCAAAAGAATTAACACTTGATAGGTTTACTGGAAATGATAATGAACAAGATATACTTAACACACAGTTAAGTGTTTTAAATAAATTAATACAAAACTTACGTAAAGGAAATTTACATACAGATATGTACCAGTTAGAGGGTAACCCAACTTGTGAACCTTTTTATGATAGGTTTGAAAATATGTTAGCTGGTTGGACTTGTGGTATAGAAATATTAATTTACAATGATATAACTATCTGCTAATGGATTTAACCAATACACAAAAAGCATTAGAATCATTTTCTAAATATGTGATCCAACAGTCAAGAACAAGACTAACTAAAAAAAAGAGAAACTATACAAGGGAATTATATGATTCTTTAAAGTGTGATTTTGAAAAAGCAGATGATGGTTTTATTCTTGATTTTAAAATGGAAGAATATGGGGAATATCAAGATAGGGGTGTAAAGGGTGTTAATAGTAATTACATAGAAAATAAAAACAGTCCATTTAGTTATAAGCCAAGCAGTAATTTAAGAGGGTTAGAATATAATACTGGTATATTTTCAAAGTGGGCAAAAGCTAAATTAAATAAAATACCAAGAAGTAAAAAAACTGGTAGGTTTATAACTTACAAATCTATGGGTTATATATTAGCTGATAGTATAAAGAAAAAAGGAATTAAGGCAACAATGTTTTTTACCAAATCATTTGAAATGGGTTTTGAAAGGTTACCACAAGAATTGCAAGAAGCATTTATATTAGATGTAGAGTACGCAATAACATTAGCACAAAAGAAATAAGATATGGCAAGAATAGCTTTACGCAGTCCACAATTTAAGTATAAGGAAATACCAGTAAGTGGTGTTGCTTCTACTTTATGTCAAATTACTATTGATGGAACTTTAAGATATACATTAATTAAAAACGTAAGAAAGAGTATAACAGTAAATTTTGATATATCAGAACTTGCAAGAGATTATTTAGATATAACTTATGCCAGTAATTACATACCACAAACAATAGCAATATCTACTACGCTAACAAATTATAGTGGATTTGATGCTACTGGTTCAGTTGTAGGTTCAGCAACTACTTTTACAGATGTAGGTTTTGAAGCCTATGGATATTTTGAAGAAAACACAAACCCAACATTACCAACTGCTGCGTATTTAATTTCTAAAAATCCAGATACAAACGAAGTACAATTATACTATCCTAAAAGTATTGCTGGTGTTTCTGCTTTTACTGGTAAAGTACCACAAACTCTTGGTAGTGTAATACCAGTAATTAGTTTTGCACAAGGTTCAACTGAAATAGGTGGCACATATCCATCAACTATAAAAAGAATAGAATGTACTAAATATGGTAGTGGTAAAAAAATTATATTTATTAATCGCTATGGTGTTCAACAAGACTTATGGTTTTTCTTAAAAGAAACTAAAACACTTGCAAGAAAAAATGAGGGTTACAAAACAAATACACTAACATACCCAAGCACAAATAATCCAGCTACCTATTCTATTTCTAATGCACCTAATAAAACGTTTAATACAACTGCTAAACAAACATTTACTTTAAGTAGTGGTTACTATCCACAAGGTGCTAATAATTTCTTTGAAGAACTTTTATTAAGTGAATACGTTTGGTATGAGCGAATAAATAAAGTTAGTGGTGCTGATGAAGTTATACCAGTAAAAGTTAAAAAATCATCAATAGCATTTAAAACATCTGTTAACGATAAACTAATAGAATACACTATTGATTTTGAAGAAGCATTTGATTACATAAACAATATTAGATAATGCAACAAAAATTAGTTTTATATATAGGTAATGTAACTGTTTATACTGATGCAGAAAGAGTAGATCAATTTAAAGATGAATCAGTATCTTTTACACAAACCATACAAAACGTAAAAGACATAAAGAAAATCTTTACTGAATTTACTAAAACATTTTCATTACCAGCTTCTAAAAAGAACAATACAATTTTTAAACATTATTACAATTATGATATAGCTGATGGTTTTGATGCAAGGATTAAAGTAAATGCTGCATTAGAACTAAATAATATACCATATAAGACTGGTAAAATAGCATTGACTGGTGTTGATTTAAAAAACAATGTACCACACACATACAAGGTTACTTTTTATGGTGATACAGTTAACTTAAAAGATATTTTAGGTGATGACCAATTAAGTAATTTAACTGAATTAAGTATATTAGATACTGATTATAATTATAGTACAGTTTTAGCAGCTATGCAAAATGAATATTTAGGTAATTTAATTGTGCCATTAATTACGCATACAGATAGAGCAACTTACAATTCAAGTATTCACGAAGTAGATTATGGTAATTTGTTTTATAGTAGTAATGGTGCATTTGCTGATAATGGTCTTAATTTTACACAATTCAAATACGCTTTAAGATTACAAGCTATAATATCAGCAATAGAATTACAGTACCCAGATATTACATTTTCAGATGATTTTTTTAATGATACATCCAATACAGATTTTTATAATTTGTATATGTGGTTACATCGAAAAAAAGGGGATGTAGAGCCAACTGAACAAGTGCAAAGGGTTTATAATACATCTTCTGATTTTCAAGAAACATCTAATAATGGCAACCCAAGAAATTCTATTATTCAATCGGGTTCTTTAAGATTACAATTAAACTATCCATCAGAAACACCTAATCAAAATAATGGTTTTACATCAGTAACTTTATCATTTGTACCAACACAACAAACAGTAGATTATAGTGTTAGGGTATTTAATTTAGCATCGGGTAGTGTTGAAGTAGGAGGTTTTGTTAACCAACAAGGCAATCAAACAATAGATTTTGATAATGATTTAGATAATATGGGTTTGTATGTTGTGCAAATAGCGTGTGAATCAACTATTGAATTTGCTATTGGTAAAATAGAATGGTATGTTAGATCCGTAGAAGTTGAATTTAATCCAGTACAACAAATAACATCTATATATCGATACAGTAATGCAAGTGCATTTACTACAAATTTAACTATACAATTTAATATATTAGAGCAAATACCTAAAATGAAAATTATAGATTTTCTAACTGGTTTATTTCAAATGTTTAATTTAACTGCATACGTAGAAAACGATATTATTGTAGTACAACCATTAGATGATTTTTACAGTAAAGCACCAACATTACAAGGTCAAGTTGTACCCGTAAATATTGATAAGTATTTAGATACTACAAAATCTTCAGTAGATATTGCATTACCTTTTTCTAAAATTAATTTCACTTACAAAGGTGTTAAAACATTTTTAGCACAACAATTCAATCAATTAAACAATAAAGTTTGG